TTTCTGTGACTGATTCTGGTGCAGCAGACGCCAACTCATCTGAGTTCTCGTAATAATCGTTTTCTTTTTCAACAAAACGATAACCAGTCTTTAACCATCCATGTCCACAGATAAGCATGTCTTTGACGGCACGGCGAAATTCCTTTTGACACTCGTAGTGTCTCCACCAGTAGTTGACAACCGCTTCTGTCACAACAGCACGTGGAGCATCTTCATACTTTCGTGCATTAACAGTAATCTTTGGATAGTTAACAGAAACTCCAGGAGCAATTACGTTGATGGTTGCAAAAGCCACATTGACCAGCAACTGGTCTTCTTCCGTGCTTGCCTTGTAGTGCTTGCCACGATACATGTCAATCATTCGTGACCACAAATCGTCGTAACGCTCTTCACGCCTCCAACGGCGTGACTGTTCAATCCTGTCTCGATAACGCTTAATGTATTCGGAATTAGATGTCCTAGCCATTATTCCTCTTTCTTTCCTTGGTGCCAACCGATATGTTGGTCAAGTTTGCTTCCGATTTTGTCGACTTTAATTCCCACAAGTTTGAGCAAGTCCCTGCCCTCCTCATGTTGTTGCGTATTTTCCCGTCTGAGTTTTTGTAGTACCACCACGACTGGTCCTGTGATGACCGCCACGACGATAGGAACCCAGACTGCATCCATGTCACACCCACCTGTTTCCGACAGGTTCGGCTTTGATGCCGGCTTCAGCCGCTAGACGCTCTTGTTCTTTGGCACGTTCACGGACTGTTGGTCCGTGAAAATCTTCTTGACCATAAGTAAAACCAAGATTGATTGTACGAATATGGCATTTGAAACAATATGAGCCACGGCGAGGCAGTTCATCAGCCTCAAACTCAGTTAAACACTCTAGACAGCGAAAGTTCTTCATAGATATAAGGTTGATTCGTTACTCTCTTGTATTAAAAGCACCGATTGGTGTCTTCTTTGGTTTTTTTTCCTTAATAATGAATTGTTCCCACCATCCCAAGGTATTCCTTGGAGGTGCTGGGTCGAAACGGTACTCAGGAAGCCAAACATACTTTAGCATCTGATTTGTGATTGCCAACGACATCACCCTGTCGTCGTGTGGACTGCCATGCATCTTGCCATTTGACTCACGCACAAATGTGCGTAACTCAGCCATTGTCAAAGCGTCATACAACGAGATGCCTTCATCTCTGATGGCGGCATTGAGTTCGTCAATTGCCAGTGGCTTGGATACCGAGGTTGTTCTCCAACCCATTGTCTCACTAGCCACGGGATTCCTGGCGTTCATCTTGCGCTGTCGGTAGGTGTTGCGATAACCAATCCTTTGCAGACCCTTAATCGTGGTTAGACCGTGGTTGTTGGACTCTACGCCAATCAAGGCGTGGTTGTAGTAATACCCCAGAGCAGAAAGAATCTCTTCGCCAAACAAGTCGGGGTCAACGTGACCGTGCCAATGAGCAACCATCATTCCTGTGTCTGCAGAAATTACATGGGCTGAACTGTAGTCACCATGACCAAGACCTTCTGCAACGTCAGCACCAATGACATAGTTTTCGTGCAGGTTTGGGAAATCCCAAACTGCTAAAGCACCACCATCTTGAATGAAGTTGTAAACATTTTTTCCGTAGCCTTTCTTTAAGTATCCACGGTCTGGGTCAATCGGTTCAATTGCACGGATTGCCTCCAGGTCGAACACAGGACGGCCAGAACGGATAAAGGCTTCTTCTGGGTCTGATGGGTACTCTTGCGCCAACTGCCAGTCTGGGAGGTCACGCTTCTTGGCTTCGTACCATGCTTCGTCACGGTCTCCAGCAGACCAAGGAAAGAATACTCCTTCGAATCGGTTGGTTTTGTTTTGTGAGCCAACCCATAGCGTGTGGAATATGTTGCCCTCACCATTGGCTGTGCTCAAACAAATAACACGACCACCTACGTCAGCAATTGGTTCAATAGATGCCCATGCTTCATCGGGGTTGGGCAAGAACGCCATTTCGTCGATTACTACACGGTATACCGCTTCACCACGAGCAGGGTCGTTTCCTGATGGCAAAGACTCCAAGGAAGAGTCGTTTGCAAAAACCATCTTTAGTTGGTTGTCAGACAGTAAGTCTGGACCACGTACTCTCATCCAGGGTGGCAACATCTTGTAGCCATATTTGGTTTTTTGCAGCAACTTGGATGCTTCACGCTCCGTGCGTGAGAGCATTACCGTAAAACGGTCAGGCCAGAAGAATGTCTCCCAGAATGTGAACGCAGAAGCAAGAGTCGAGAATCCAATCTGACGGGCTTTGAGCACAATGCTATATCGTGCGTCAATCCACACACGAACGGTTTCTTCTTGCGCTTCACGCAAAGCAAACTTGATACGCCCACGCTCAGGATGGCGGATAGTCCAATAGGTAGAACAGAAATGCGAAAATGCAGCCACCAATTCTTCGGTGGTTGCACCTTCTGCACCTTTACACTTACGCCACTCCTTCTCGTTGAGAAGGTCTGTAAGTTCCATTAGATTTTCTTAGGGGCTGCCTTCTTGGCTGCAATCTTCTTTGGGCTTGCACCAAAGGCTGCATCAATTTCATCCTTGGTCAAAACGCCATCGATGCTTGCCTTGGCAAGACCTTCGGCAACCTTGAAAATTGAGACTGCACCAGCAATCAACGCTGACTTCCAGACTTCCAAGTCGGGGGCGATAACAGCAGCACCAGTGACAACGCCGAGGGCGTTAGTCAAAAACAGTGCAACAATACGGCCAGCAATATCTTTTGCCTTATTCATCATTCTCCTTGAAGTAAACACCAAGTAGGTGTATGAGTATTGCGATAAAGGTAATTCCCCAACCCAATGTCTTAGTTTGACCAGACAACGTAATAAGCACCATTCCAGTGCCGGCCAGTGTCCAAGTCAATGCATGGATTTCGGAAAGAATCTTCTTCACACCATTAGGTGCATTCGTTACGGTCTACGGGTACCTGCAGCAGCAATGGCTGCGCCAGCAGCAACAGCAATAAGGGTTCTACGGGTGCTTACGGGGATGTTGCTACCTAGTGGAACGTAGTTGTCAAAGCCAGGGCTGAAGATGTTGATTTCTTCTTCAAAGGCTTCACGAACCTCGGCTGGTGCATCCTGCACAGCCTCCACAATGGCTTGTGCCTCTTCTTCGGAGAGATTGTCTACCTCGATGGCCTCGAACACAGCAGTAGCCTCTTCTGAGGAAAGAGATGCCACCACCTCTGCGCTTTGGGCTACAGCCACAGCCAGTTCTTCGCTAACTTCCATACCTTCCTCAATTGACTCAATTGCGGTTAACAACTCCTCATCGTTGAGTTCCTCAACTGGGGTCTCCTCAAGAGGAATGGTCTCCTCTGTTACCTCATCAGGCAACACCTCTGTGGGGGTAGTGTCATCTGGCAGTTCTTCGACAAGCGGTAGGGTATCTTCTGTCTCAACAGTAGGGTCTGTGTCTGGAGGTTCCAATGGGATTGTTTCTTCAACTATTTCTTCAGGCTCTTGGATGGGTTCCGTATCTTCTGTGGTTGGCTCTTCTATGGGTTCAGGCTCAACCACTGCAGGTGGTTGCGCTACTGGTGGGGATACGTATTCTGTGGTGGTTGTGGTTTCAACGGACGTCGAGGTTTGGACAGTCAACGAAGTTGTAGTAACCAGTTCGCTCGACGTAGTTGATTCTGGAATTATCGTCGTAGTAACTGGGTCCGTGACAGGAACAGTATCTATCTGGACAATAGTAGTACTTGTCGTTGTCTGTGGTGTGGATGTTGTTGTAAATGCCCATTCTGGTACTATCTCCCAATCGTTGTTATCAATCTTCCATGCAAGCATTACGCATGTTCCACCGCCATGCTCGTACATCCACAGTTCCAGAGGCAATACTCCAGCCTGCAACTGCAGGTTCCCTGATTGCCATGCCGAACAACCTTGGTCGGTCCATGACCCCCAAGTGTTGTTGCCAATGGTTATCTCCCCACCGTCATCTGACGCTAGGAAGAACTCAATTGTATCGTGTTCTGGAATGGTAATAAATCCAGTCATGTGAACCATAAACAAATCGCCAGTGCAATCTTCAAAAGGCTCGCCGTCATACGAGCGGTTAATGTTGTTCTCTAGTTCGTTTCCACATTCTTCGTATTCGGTTGTGGATTGAAGTGGTGGTGCCTCGTCAATTAAGTAGTACGTAGTGTTTAACCCCTGAATGGGTTGAGCATTACTGACCGTGCTAAATAATGCAAGTATTGCTACTGGTGCAAATATTAGCCAACGGGAGTAGCGAGCCAAGAAAGCGACTCCTCATCCCAGTAATTAGCAACATTTGGACGAGCAACAGGTGCTTGCCATTCGTTACTAGAATCCAAAGACCACGATGGGTATGGTTGTGGAGCAATAAACTCATCTACTGTTTCGTTATAAAAGTATCCTACGCATCCGTATCTTCCACGAATATTCCCATTATAAGAAGTTTGTATCCATCTACCACCAAGTAGATTTTCACAAAACTCAATACCTTTAGATTCAGATTCAACACCCTCTATAAGACAATCATCGTTGCTTACAACGATAACTTGAACAACATAATTGTTTTCATCTAGTTGAGCAAAGTGTGCCATATATACCTACGCAATAACCAATGAACTTGAACTAGTAAATGTATGAACTGTGTATGTTGTGGCACCAGTAGGTCCAACAGATTTTGTTCCACCAGTAACAGTCCAACCATCTGCCGCAGCAGTTAAATAACGAACAATTACAAGACCAGAGCCACCGTTTTTAACAGTATCTTGTCCAAAGCCGTTGAATCCTGCTCCACCTGCTCCACCACCTGTGTTTGCTGTACCACCCGAGTTACCAAATCCTCCGTCTTGAGAACCAAGACCGCCACCTGCCGAAGCACTACCACGGTTTCCTCCCGAACCTCCACCGCCACCACCACGAGCCGTGGATGTTCCATTTGCGCTGCTAGAAATTCCTGCGCCACCGTTACCAGCATAGTTAATGTATCCCGAAACAATGTAGGCGTTTGTTCCTGCGCCGCCTGCGCCACCGCCGCCGCCGCCCGAAGAAGAGTTACCTTGTCCAGCAGTTCCGCTTCCACCACCGTAGCCAAATGAGCCTGCCGCACCACCAGCACCATTGCCGTTAACACCGTTGCTTCCAGCGGTAGCAGTTATTGTGTCAAACACAGATGAACCACTTGCTCCACCAACCGTTACCGTATATGTTCCAGCACCACGATTTAATACTGCTCCTAGTGATTGTCCTCCACCGTTGGATTCGCCAGCAATAGATGACTTGTATCCACCTGCACCACCACCACCGCCATCGCCACTACCACCTGAGCCACCACCAGCAATAACAAGATATTGTATGTCAAATGGAGCAGGACCGCCGCCAGCAAAGTATTCAGCAACTTGAGCCGTGTTGCCACGGCGACCACGAGGATTCAAAGAACCACCGCTGATGGCTTTGCCACCAGCCATTGTTTTAGCAAAAGTAGGCATCTAAGATGACCTTACGCTGTGATGCGGTTAACGTACCCAAAAATGTTAATAGCACTAGTTGTTGCAGCGAAAGCAGCAATAACTAACGGAGTGGCGTTACCCTTCAGAATAAGACCAGGAACAATCAAGTACAAACCGTTTTCTGCTTTTACAGTAAACTCGATAATGTCGCCACCTGCGGTTGCGCCACCCCACTCAATTGTGAGTTTGCGGTCTGTTGAGTCATAGTTCGTTGCATACAGCCAAACTTCGTCAATTATGGTTGCTGTTGAAGAACCAGTGTGAACTGTTTTTCCTGGTGTTGCAGCATCATCGATGTGGATGCCACGACCGTCTGTTGAACCGCTAAGTGGGATTTTGCTAAAAGTTGCCATATATGTTCTCCTGAATCGTTACCTAAAAGGACTAACTTGTAAAAATTGCTGCTGCCAGCATGAACTGGTCATCTTGGGAAGAGTTTACAACAAAAGCCGTTGTAGCAACTTGGGTCGTACTTGTGCCTGCAGCAGCCGTGGGAGCCGTAGGAGTACCAGTTAACGCTGGACTAGCCAACTTGGCATAAGCCTGACCAACAACATATGCGGTAGTAGCAACCTGGGTAGTATTGGTGTCTACGGAAGCAGTAGGTGCGGCAGGGGTTCCCGTAAATGTTGGCGAAGCCAATGTTGCCAAACCAGTACTTGTGTATGTAGCAAGGTTTGCTGCAGTTACTTTTTTTGAGGTTGGAGTCCCAGCAGGGTCATCAACAACTAAAAACAAATCATCAGCAGAAACTGAAGCAAGAGCATCAAGTGCCGTAACTTTCTTATCAGCCATTACCAACCTCCATTAATGCAAACGATGTCCCATCTTCTAAGAGCAAATCGTTACCATCTTCCAACTCCAAGTTGGAAACAACGTAGTCTGGGTCAGACCAAAAGTTGTTTGCCAAGTCACCAAGGGTAAAACCAGGTGCACCAGCAGCAATGTAGTAATCACGCTCTAGGGTTCCACGGTACCCAAGACCTTCAACAGACCAATGGGTATACAGCAAGTCGCCAAGCGTCTTGCCGGCATTGGGATACAAAACAACCAATGCTTCGTACATTGCATCGTTAGTTGTTGTCATCGTCCTCCCATTTCAAATCGTATACCTTAATGCCGTAATCGATACCGCACGTTGGACAAACCCAGTTGGTCAACCTTGGAGGGTACTCCTCGCCACATGTGGTGCATTCTTCCAAAATCAAACGACTACCTTCAACTGTGAACGACTAGCCTTCTCACGCTCCGCCATCGCAGCAATCAAAGAGTCCAACTCAGCATCAGTAAGTTCTGTTGCTTTCTTATTAGAACTAATCGTTACCGAAGGCGGAACCATACGGTTCGTCGCCTGAAGGTACAACTGTGCAGACTTGGTGTCACCGTCAAGGGCTTTGGAGTACAGAGTGTCCAAGAGCCTCTGAGTGCGCTCTGGCGACCCCTGAACTTCGTCCACCGCCGCCTTCCACTGGTTGAGGAATACTTCTTTCTTTTCCCAGCGTCGGAGGGTCTTTGGGTCAACATTTAAGAACTCTGCCATCTTTGCTTTGGACGGTGGTTGGCGTTCACTAGGGGCCGTACAGAGCCAATCCAAATACTGTTGTTGCTGTGCTGTGAGCGTTAACTCTTCGTTTTGTTTCATTGACCGTATGGTTTGATTTTTGGTTTTTTGTTCTTAGGCGGACCAACTGGTCGCTTAGGCAAATCAATTGAAATTTTTGCCCCTGATTTCCCATCTCGTTTAGGGTTTGGGAGTGGTTCTGCTCTTCGTGGTTTCATACAATAAAGCCGTTTCGTTACACCACTGTGAGTGGTTATGTGAACGCACAAAGTTATGTAACGCATGGGGGGGACTATAGGGGGGGAAAGAGCACATGTAACCGTGGTGCGGCTTCCCTCGGAAGCAGCCCACGGTCGTAGGCTACGGACACAAGTTCAGGGAGTAGTAATGGCAACCAAAAAGAAAACTGCTGCATGGCAGCGCAAGGAAGGGAAAGACCCCAAAGGGGGCTTGAACAAAAAGGGTATTGCCTCTTACCGCAAGGAGAACCCTGGTTCGAAACTGCAGATGGCTGTCACAACAAAGCCATCCAAACTAAAACCTGGTTCCAAGGCAGCCAACCGTAGAAAGAACTTTTGCGCACGTATGGGTGGCATGCCAGGGCCAATGAAGGATGAAAAGGGTAGACCAACTCGTAAAGCCCTAGCCCTAAAGAAATGGAACTGCTAGTGGCGTACACAAACCCATCACTACGCAACAAAATTAAAAACCAAGTCATGGCATCGAGTCAGGGCGGCAAGCCTGGACAATGGTCTGCTCGTAAAGCCCAACTTGTGGCCCAGAAATACAAGAAGGCTGGCGGAGGTTATTCCGGGGCTAAGACGGCTGCCCAGTCAAACCTGACCAAGTGGACTAAAGAAAAATGGAAGACCTCAGATGGCAAAGAAGCAATACGCAAAGACAAGACAACACGCTACCTGCCAGAACGAGCATGGGCTAATCTTTCTGCTGCCGAAAAGGCAGCAACCAATAAGAAAAAGATAGAGGCATCCAAGCGGGGTAAGCAATTTGTGGCGAACACAAAGACAGCACAAAGAGCAAGCAAACAAGCACGTAGTTAAAAAACAGTTAAAAGCCTTGTATTATATACAAAAGGTACCCTATTTGTCTATGGGTACCCCCTTTTTGAAAAATGAGTTGTACGGCTACGGGCTGATGCCATCCATATTGTGCACGGGGCGCCACCCCCACCACCCCCTCCCCCCTCTGCTTGTGTGCGTAAACAGCAGTAAATACAGGCATTTGCCCCCGAACCGTATTTAGGAATATTGGACACACGCTTATTGGTAAGAGGCGCTGTCACCCGACAGTATC